GACAAATACATTTAAGGTAAATGTACTATTAGGAACAACTCCAACCAATACAGATGCACACACGTTCGTTTCAGCAACGCCTAATGCAGTAAAAACTATTGGTGGTGGTGGATACGTTGGTGTTACAACCTCATTCTTCCAAGATCATGAAAGAGGTTTACCTATAGTTGGTATTATATCTGAGAGAACATTTGAAGTTCAAGCTGGTTTGACTACAATTCCACACAACTATCAAGGTGGTGGAAGTGTTTATGAGTGGTATAATGATCTAACATTCGGATCAGGTTATAGAGATCCAGTTTCGATTGGTGCTACTGATATACAATTTGTTCATAGATTTGTTTCATCAAATACAAATTCAATTACCGCCAATACAGGAACACAATATACACCTGAGATTGTAGATTATATCTCATCAACTGGAGAATTAATATTAACTCTTGGTAATAATCACGGATTAACTGCTGCATCTCAGCATGATGTTAATGGCGTAACATACAATCCAACAACTGGTGCGATGACAATCACCTCAGGTGTATTGACTAACGGTCATGGATTCTCTAATGGTGATCTTATAAAAATTGCCGATCATTCAATCACACTTACTTGTGCTATGGATAATAATGGTAGCAACCATACTTATCCTAGAGCTTCAGATCCAATAAGTGGTAAGTGGATAGCAATATCAAACGTAACTCAATTTACTTTTGATATTAATGTTGGTGCTTCACCAGAAGTAACATTTACACCAACTTTCGCTGAGTATGATCCTACAACAGGATTAATGGAGATAACAGTTGGTCCTCACACATTAAGACCAGGTACAAGTATTAAACTTGATCAAGAATCTATCAAATTTACTTGTGATCTTGATGATAATAACGCTGAAAAGGCATATCCTAGAACAACTGATCCTTTCTTTGATACAGCAATCAAGATTGAATCTGTTACTGATACAACTATCACAATTCAAACTCTAACTACAATACCATCAACAAACATTTCTAGACATACATTTAGTAGTGCAAATCCTAATGCAGTTAAAACTGGTGGTAATTATACACATTCATTTGTTGCTAATCTACCTGCAGCAGTAAATGCTATTAAGAGAGCAACAAACACAGTTACTATTGCAACAGAATCTCTAAACTTTACTTGTTCTAGAGATAAACATGTTAGTGTTCATCCATATCCTCGTGCTACTGATCCTGCTGCAGGACAAACATTAGGATTAGATGATTCTACAATTAATACTATTAGTGTTAATGTTGGATCTGGTGGTGGAGGAGGAACTGGTGCAGAATTTACTGCCAAGGTTGCAACAAATAAACACAGATTTGTAAATTCTATTGGTACTCATATATTTGTAGGAACTAATAAGTGGGATGCAGTTACTGTTGGCACTACAAAGAGATCTGTTTCTGCTGCCACATACATTCCAACTACTGGAGTATTAGAATTAACAATAGGATCTCACAGTTATACTACTAGTGATACATTAACTATTGCAAAAGGATCACTTAACTTTACTTGTGATGCTGATGATCATGCAACAGTACACGCTTATCCAAGAACATCTGATCCAGCATATAATACAGCATTAGCAATTACTGCCGTAACAGGAACTACTGTAACTGTCAATGTTGGTGCTCCATATCAGTATCAAGGAATTACTGTTTCATATGGAACAACAACAGCAAGTAATGCAACTTATGATCCAACAACTGGTGAGTTGGTTGTTATTAGTAATAATCATGGTATTCCTGGTGCATCTCTCACAACACCTACAAATGCTTCTTATGTTAAGAATACTGGAAATCTAACTCTTACTAAAGCGAATCATAATTATTCTGTTGGTGATAAAATTCTAATTGAAGATTATGGTTTAACATTCACTTGCACAAAGGATAATAATCAAACAGAACACAGATATCCAAGACCAACTGATTATGCAAGTGGAAAATGGCTTTCAATTTACGCAGTAACAACTAACACATTCAAAGTTAATGTAAATCCAAGTCCATCATTATCTCAATTTACACATACATTTGTACCTGGAAAAACTGTAACTAACTGTATCCAGAAATCAAATGCTAATGTTGGAATTACAACAGGATCTTTAGTATTCAAATGTGCTCAAGATGCTTATCAAACAGTTCATCCATATCCACGTATAACTGATCCAGCGTATAATACAGATTTACCAGTTGGTAGAGTAACAATAAACAGTATGAGATTACAAGTTGGTAAGTCTCCTGCTGGAACTGGTGGTTCTTTAGAATTTACTATTACTAATCAGGGTGCAAGATATGTTAATCCTGAGGTTTCAACACCAGAACCAATTTATGAAAACATGCCAGTTGTTGGTATTTCTAGATTGGGTATTGGTAAAACTGAAGATACTGGTAGAAATATACTATTGAATCTTAATGTTACTCAAGCAACAACTAATGTTGGAGCTGCTAGAAGTTTCTTTGAGATTTCAGAATTTGATGTTGCCAGATCTGGTTACTCATTCTCTGTTGGTGATAAGTTCAAACCAATCGGATTAGTAACTGATAAGAGATTGCAGAAACCTTTACAAGAATTCCAACTTGAAGTCGTTTCAACCTTTAATGATTTCTTTGCTGCTTGGCAGTTTGGTGAATTAGATTTCATAGATGATATTTCACCTATGCAAACTGGAAACAGAAAGAGATTCCCACTATTCCGTAATGGTCAACTATTAAGTTTTGAAATTGATGAAGATTCTCTATTAGGTGAGCAAATTGATCTGAATGCAGTTTTAGTGATATTTGTAAACGGTGTTATGCAGACTCCTAATGTTGCATATCAATTTGAGGGTGGAACTACATTTACCTTCACGGAAGCACCATCAGAAAAGGATAAGGTTGATGTATTCTTCTATAAGGGACAAGATGGAATTGATGTTGAGATAGTTAATATTAATGAAACTATCAAAATTGGTGATGATATTCGCATCTTTAAGAATCCTGCATTTACAAATACTCTAGATCAGGAGAAGGTTAGGATTATTAAGGATATTCTTGGTTCTGATCTTGTAGAAACAACTCTATACAGAGGAAAAGGTATTAATGAGACTGACTTCAAACCTGTTGATTGGACAAAACAGAAGGAAGATAAGATTATTAAGGGTGAATTAATCTCTAAAGCAAGAGAAATTATTGAACCACAAATCTATCCAACAGCAAAAGTTATTGGTGATGTTAGTCTTACCTCAGGAAACTCAGGTATTGGTGGAATATTTGTTGATGATGCAGAAGCATTCTTCTATGAAGATGATGCTAACCCTGCATTAGAAACTGATGATAGATATAACGTTAATATCACTGCAGTAGATGCATTATTAATGTCACCTTCCGATTCTGTAGCAGCAGCAATTACTGCAACTGTTTCTGCCAAGGGTGATATATCAGGATTCACTATTCTCGAATCTGGTAGTGGATATGTTGGATCTGCAGTTACATTATCAATCGCAGCACCAATTGGAGTTGGTATTGGAACAACAGTTAAAAATGAGTATGCACAAGTTGGAGTTTCTACATTTGCAGAAGCAACTGCCAATATTGTAAATGGTAAGGTTGATTCTATAACAATAGATAATATTGGATTAGGATACACCAATACAAATCCACCACAAGTAATAATCAATAGACCTCGTTATCAAACAGAGGAAATGACCTCATTTGATAATGTTGAAGGATATACTGGAATTATTACTGGAATTTCTACAGCAGAGGGTTCTGGTGGAGCAGGAACTAAAGCACTTAAGTTCTTCTTTACTTCACATAAATCAAATGCCAATAAATTGGCAGTTGGATATCCTCTTCTAATTAAAGATACTACAATAGGAGATGGTGTTACTTCTATTGATGGACATGATAACAGCGTAGTTTCTATTGGAACATACTTCCTAGATAACATCTACAAAGTTCATACATTCTCACAACTTAGTGACTTTAGAGCAGAAATTACCTGTGATATTTTAAGTTCAACTAACACTACTGGTTTTGCACAAACTGGTTTCTATGATATAACTAACGTTGGATTAACAACTTCGCTAGGAACTATATCTTGGGGTAGAATATATAATGGATCTAGATCAACATCACCCATCTCAATCGGTGTTACTGGATTAACCGTTGATTCTGGATTATCAACTTTCCCAACAATACAAAGAAGGTATTTTGAAGGTTTAAATTCTGAATTTGGACTAAGAAATACTGGTTCTATTAGAATTGTTAGTGGACTATAAAATTATGTCTATAAATAAAGAAAAAAAGTAGCAACTTAATTTATAATCATGCCAGCAATTGTTACTGATCAGTTTAGAATCTTAAACGCAAGCAATTTTGTCGAATCAGTAGAGTCAGAAAAAAATTCATATTATGTCTTTATTGGATTGTCAAATCCAACAGGAACACCATCACCTAGTGTTCAAGTTGGGTATGGGAGATCTAGTGATTGGAATAAGACTAATTCAACACCAAAACCTTTAGATAGTTTTTCTAGTACTGCTCATGTGGGCGATACTATGATGTTTGGTAAGAGAATTGCTTCTGCTAATATAAGAAGAATTGTTAGAAGAATAGATTGGACTGCTGGTAAAAGATATGAAATGTATCGTGATGATTATTCAACAGAATCTGGTCAACAGAGCCCGATAAATGATTCTAGTAGATTATATGGTGCAAGTTATTATGTAATGAACTCCGAGTTCAAAGTGTATGTTTGCATTTCAAATGGTTCAAGTGGTGATAATCCAACTGGAAATATATCTCAGGATGAACCAATGTTCACCGATTTAGAACCTTCTAGAGCAGGTACTAGTGGTGATGGTTATGTTTGGAAGTATCTCTATACTGTTTCACCTGCAGATATACTAAAGTTTGACTCTACAGAATATATTACTGTTCCTAATGATTGGGCAACTAGTACAGATGCTCAAATTAAAGCTGTTAGAGAGAATGGAAATTCTACATTAAATAGCAATCAAATCAAGCAAATTTATATTGCTAATGCTGGCGGTAAATATGCAGATGGTTTGGGTCAAGAAGTTGATATATTAGGTGACGGTACTGGTGGTAAAGCAAGAGTTGATGTAGTAGGTGGTAAAATAACTAATGCTACTGTTAGTTCTGGTGGAACTGGTTATAGTTATGGAGTAGTGGATTTGGGTGGATTGCAAGATGCTGCTCATCCATCAAATCAGAGAGCAAAACTTGTTCCTATTATACCTCCTTCCTTAGGTCATGGATATGATATTTACAAGGAATTGGGTACTGATAGAATTTTGGTATATGCCAGATTTGACGATTCTACAAAAGATTTCCCATCTGATACTAAATTTGCACAGGTAGGTATTGTTAAGAACCCAACTAAAGTGGGAACAGCAGTAACTTATGCTGATTCTACATTTTCATCAACATCAGCATTCATCTTTGAATCTCTTAGTGGATCGGTTGAACCAAAAGTTGGTGAGCGTATAACTCAAGTATTGACAAACGGGAGAATCGCTCAAGGATATGTTGCTTCATATGATGCTGACACTAAAGTCATGAAGTATTTTAGAGATAGATCTCTGAATTTTACAAAATCAACAAATGATCAAACTGATTATGCTGGTATATCAACTTCTGGTGCAATTTATGCATTTGAAGCATCATCAAATGCAATAAAAGGTGATAGTTCCAATTTCTCTGCAGGTATTAATACCTCATTTAGTGGAATAACAACTAATCCAACTGGAACTAAGTTAATTGATTTGGGAGTTAACTTCTCAAATGGGTTATCCAATTCAGAGATAAATAAAGGATCGGGGGAGATTGTTTACTTAGACAATAGACCTTTGATCGCTCGTAATGAGAGACAAAAAGAAGACGTCAAAATCATCCTGGAATTCTAAAGAAAAATGCCACAAAAGACTAACTTAAATATAAGTCCTTAT